CATCCATGAGGTTAACAACGCGGGAGAAATACCCTCACGGGGCAGAGGGAACAACGAAGGATAAACTGACCGGGAGATATTATCGTGGGATTTTTGAGGCTACAGCCTGTTTAGAAAAACTGGCAGACTATGAGAACGCTGAAGAAGATGGACTTCTGGTGAGGCTTCCCGTTCCCATTGGGACAAAAGTTTACGGTATATATACAGGGGCAGGCGGGAAAAATCCTGTAATCCTTAAAGTTAGTTTTGATTATGGGATGATTCCGCTTTGGGGCAAATCAGTCTTTGGGACTGAAGAAGCTGCAAAAGAGCATATTTGAGTATGACTGACGCAATCCAACTTACAGACATCATAGCCCCCGCCTTTTACCCCGTCCACTGGGACATCTTTGACGGAAAGCATACATACTATGACCTGTACGGCGGGCGAGGCTCTACGAAGTCCTCTTTCATATCAACGGAGATTGTGTTCGGCATGATGAAGGACGCCGAGGAAGGAATCTTCAGCAATGCTATTGTATTCCGAAAGGTAGAAAAGTATATCAGGGAGTCAGTATATGAACAGATTGCGTGGGCGATAGACGCGTTGGGTGTTACAGACCTATGGAAAGCAACGCTGTCACCTATGCAGTTTATATATCTTCCCACAGGTCAGAAAATAACTTTCCGGGGGCTTGATAAAGCAAAAAGAACAAAATCCATTAAAAGCAAAAGAGGCTGGTATAAATATCTCTGGTTTGAAGAATTGGACGAATTTGATGGAATAGAAGAAATTCGAAATGTCCAGCAGTCTGTAATACGTGGAGGAAGCCAATTTGCGGTGTTCAAGTCTTTCAATCCCCCGATTTCCCGGAGCAACTGGGCGAATGTGTACGTCAACGAGCCGAGAGAGGACAGCTACAGGCACAAAAGCGATTATACCAGTGTTCCGGTGGATTGGCTGGGAGAGCAATTCATAAATGACGCAGAACACCTGAAAGCCACGAACGGAAAGGCATACCGGCATGAATATCTCGGGGAACCGGTTGGACTTGGCACGAATATCTTTGATATGCTGAAAATACGGGAAATTACGGATGAGGAAATCAGCCGCATGGAAAGGATATACCAAGGGCAAGACTGGGGTTGGTATCCTGACCCGAAAGCCTTTATCCGGGCGGCGTACAATCACAACACCGAAACAATCTATCTGCTGGATGAGCTGGGCGGTTGCAAAATCCGCAACAGCAAAATGGCAGAGGATATAAAAGAGAAAGGATATGATGATTATTCGATTTATTGCGGCGCGGATGAGCAGGAAAGCATTGTAGACTTCCGGGACGCTGGTCTTCCGGCAAGACAGGCCAATGTGGGGCCAGGAAGCGTGAAATATACGTTTGAGTGGCTCCAGTGCCGGACAATCGTTATAGACCCTTCCAGAACGCCGAGAGCATATAAGGAAATCATAGAATATGAGCACGAAGTAGACGGCAACGGGGAAGTGATTGCAGACTATCCAGACCACAATAATCACTGGATAGACGCTCTGAGGTACGCCACAAGCCCATTGTCAATGAGGAGAGGGAACAGCGCATGATATTAGCAAGATTATTGAGAGTAATGCGTCCGAACGACTTAATATACTGTAATAAGAACAGGGAAGAAGGCGGATGGATGATGAGAGGAAACGAATGGAACACGCACTATGCAGAATTATGGCGCGTGGATGAGTTTTTTATTAATTCAAAAGGAAACTTGCAGTGCTATGTATCGGAGAGATGATAAATGGGACTGATAGCAACAGTAAAAAGGTGGATAGGCATGATATTCAAGAAACGGGCAGAAGAAGATTTTCAGGTGAAGGAGATAACCTCCCCGCAGATGAAGGATGTTATCTCCCGCTGTGCCGATATGTACCGGGGCATTCCTGCATGGGTGAGCGCCGAGGACAATATCAAAACAATCAATTTTGCAAAGGCGGTGTGTTCCGAGACTGCGCGTCTGGCAACGCTGGGGATTAAAATTCAAATCGGCGGCGGGGCGCGGGGAACGTGGCTTCAGGAGCAGATAGACAAGGTATATTTTAACCTGCGTCACTGGGTAGAATATGGATGCGCTTACGGCACAATCATCATCAAGCCCAACGGCAGCGGGTTTGATGTGTTTACGCCTTTTGATTTTATGGTAACAGAGAGAGACGGGAACGGAAACATTACCGGAATCATTTTTAAGGACAGTTACGCCGACAACGATAAATATTATACCCGCCTTGAATATCACTATTTCGATGATACCCAACCGGAGGGAATGCGGCCATATTACATCAAAAACAGAGCGTATATGTCAAAGAGCGCTAATTCGATTGGTGATCCCGTATCGCTATCGCAGACCAAGTGGGCTGATTTGCTAGAAGATTCCGGTCCGATAGATAAAAACAATGGAGAGCAGCTTGACGGGCCTATGTTCGGGGTGTTCCGTACACCAGAAGCGAATAATGTTGATATGGACTCTCCGTTAGGTCTTCCGATGTTTTTAGACGCAGAGGAAGAAATGCAGGACTTAGATGTGGCATATAGCCGTAATTCTGAAGAAATATATGATAGCCACAGAATAGTTCTTGCCGATGACCGACTGATATACGAAAGCGGAACCCCTATTGACAAACTAAAACGAGGAATAAAAGCTGCGTCGGTCAAGATAGCGCGGTTTGTAAAAAATGTATTTGGAAATGGGCCACAGGAGTTTTACCAGGAAATCAATCCGCAACTTAACACAGAAACACGCATTACAGGAATAAACAATTTCCTTTCGTTTATCGGCTTCAAGTGCGGATTTTCTAACGGCTACTTCGTATTTGATGAAAAAACCGGAATGGTGACGGCGACGCAGGTTGAATCTGATGATAGGCGGACGATTCAGACAATAAAGGATTTCCGGGATAAACTGGAAGATTGCCTGAATGGTGCTATATATGCAATGAACGTATATGCGGACCTGTACAGACTTGCGCCGATTGGAACCTACGAGACGGTGTATGACTTCGGTGATATTACATACAATCGAGAGGAAGACCGGGCGCGCTGGTGGCAGTATGTGGTTCAAGGGAAAGTCCCTGCATGGCAGTATTTTGTGAAGTTCGAAGGAATGACAGAGAAAGACGCTCGCGCAATGGTAGAAGAAGCCCAGCCCGCGGAGCAGCCCGGCCTTTTTGGGGAGGAGTAGAATATGCCATATTTACCTGATGCAGTAACGAGAAAAGAAAAATATTATCAGTATCTTGCTACGGGAACCGGAGTAATTCCTGATCCTGTGACGCGAGAGGAGCGGTACCTCTATCACCTCTGCAAGAACGGAACCGCAGGCAGCGGAATAACTCCAGAGCAGATTCAGCAGGCGGTGGATAATTACCTTGACGAGAATCCAGCGACATTTGGAAAGCTATCAGTAGAGGATCATGTCTTGAAACTTGTGCCCGGAGGTGGATCTGATGAGGATACTTAAGTTTCGCGTCGAACAACAGCAAATTACAAAAGATCCTGGATGCGATTTCAAGAATATTGTAAAAGGTTCGCAAAATTATCTATATGCAAAATTCTCATTTGGAGAAGGGTGGAAAGGATGCAAAGCGGCCGCGTCGTTCTGGTGCCTCGGAAAGGAATATCCCGTATTGCTGACGGTAGGAGGCGCGTGCGTAATACCGGCGGAGGCCCTTGTGTGGGATAATTTTGGTGTGAGCGTTACCGGCATGAAAGACGGCGGGAAATACATCATCAAGACGAACAGGCTGGAGGTGAAGCAGAGCTAATGACGGCGGAAGAGTTACTATTAAGCGCAGACACGCAATCGGTCGAAAGCTCTGAACGATGTGTGATCGACCCGGAGTCGCGAGAGATTAACATACCCCTGACCTATCAGATTTTAGGCGTTGAATCAGATGAAAAGACAGAGCGTATAGAGTTTGAATGCCCAAAAACCGTGGGGGACAACATTGATCTCTCTAAATTACAGATGCGGGTGAATTTCCAAAACGCAAACGGAGAAAAAGATCAGTACATTATTGACGATATAGAAACCGATGGAGACAATATCGTATTTTCGTGGCTTCTTTCCAGGAAGGTGACTGCATATCAGGGCACAGTGCAATTTGTTGTCTGCGCGGTCAAGGTATCCGGATCGGCAATCACAAACGAATGGAACACAACGCTTGCCGAGGCAGAAGTGCTTGAGGGGTTAGAGGTAGACACTCCTTCCCCGGGCGAAGAACAATCAGACGTGATTGCACAGCTCATGCAGTTAGTGCAAGATACATCTGAACAAGCGGTCAACGCTATACAAGAAGCGGAAGCGCAGGCAATAGAAAATATATCTGGGCTAGCATATGTTAATAATCATGTTATAACATTTGGAGGCCTACTCAACCAGAAAGGAGAACCGCTCAATGGCAATAATTGAAAATGATTATGCGGCATATATACAGACACCCAACGGCGAAGTACCTCTGCGAGACTTGAGCGCCCCGCAGACAGCAATTGAAAAAGCAATAGAAATAAATTATGGGCTGCGCCGGACTGGAAAGGTGTATCAGACGAAGATCTGGAAATTTACAAGCAATCCGTCGCCGTCCGGAGAAAAGCTGCTGGACAACGCAGGGCTTGTTTTTCAGCCGTCCACGGACGCTACGGAAGGACAGGATGATTACCTGGATGGCTCTCATCCTCTCTTCGAGTGGTGCAACGTCAACTACGTCCGAGATGCCGACGGCTCACCGCGGCCTATTGCCATCGAGGGAGACAGCGTATATAAGACCACCGGCGCGGTGGATGTCGGAGTTATGCAGATGAGTTTCTACTGGAAGTGGGATTCCAGCAATGCGGAATATGATCTCATCACGATTTCCGACAGCCCGCACCCGGAACTTAACCTTGAGCCGTGGCCGGAGTGCGTAAAGGCGGACGGAACCGTATTGCCGTGGTGCATTTCAAGCAAGTATGTATCCGGGCTGGCCGCAGATGGGAAGCTCCGGTCACAGCCCGGCCTCAAACCGGCCCGTGCGCAGTCGCATAATAACATGATTACGAATTACGCACAGAAGGGGACTGGATATTTCGGGGCCGGTGCCGTCAGAAACCTCTATCAGATCATCATGAACGCGATCAAAGGCGCAACGAAGAGCTCACAGACACTTTTTTCTGGTTGCACGAGCTACAGTTACCAGTACGTTGCCGCCGTACAGAGCGAAGAGGAGAACACGTACTTCCCGGTTACGAAAGCGCAGGCGGCTAACCTGATCGTTGGCTCCTGCGTCAGCGTAGGTTACGGAAAGTATGACAATGGTGCACTGAATAAGGATAGAAGTATTTCCACCGTGCATCAGTACGCTGATAACGTCCGCATTCTGAAAATCGAAGATTTGGACGATGATAACAGCGCCGTATATCTTGATATTGAGGAAGGATTCACGACAACCTCAATCACGCTTGCCGAATCGCAGGTAGCGCCGATCATGCTGTCTACGATGCACTGGTACAGCGGACAGACCGATGCGGTCAAAGGCCATCATGACGGATCTCCGGTCAGCAATACGAACGGAAAATTCCCTTACCGGGTTCAGGGCCGCGAGTATGCCGTAGGCGGCTACATCGTAGCGTCCGATATGACGATGGATGCGCAGGCTGATTACACGAAAAAGGTATATGTAGCCGAAAAGGGAACGGAGCATACATCCGTGGAGGCAACGATCCGGAGTACATATAAGCAGATTGGCACGATCCCGGCCGCAGCCGCGGGAAATAACGCAGATTGGTGGGTCGGCGATGTGGCGGTGGACATGGAAACCGGCGTATGGTATCCGGCTGTTGAGGGATCAGGGGAGTCGCAGGGCATGGGCGACAGATGCTATGCTGGCGGATCAACTGCCACTTCGGGAATGCGCGAATGGCTTCAGGGCGGTAATCTCGGGTATGGCTCGGACGCGGGCTCTGCGTGCCTGAATTGCTGGCTCGGCCTTTCGATTGCCGGGTGGGACTGCCTCGCCTGCGATTGATACGGAGGTCGTGGGGGTGAATTTTGCGTAGCAAAAGAGGGGATCTCCCCTTAAAAGAGGTCTCACGGTGCGGGCGGTAATCTCAGGAATGGCTCGAACGCGGGCTCTGCGTACCTGAATTGCAGGAACAGGCTAATTACTCATGAATTCCTGGAACTGCTCTTCATTTGTAAATTTTAATCCGTAAATGGAATGAAATTTTTTATGACATTTCCGGCATAAACAAGCGCCATTTGAAACAGTTTTTCTGAGTTCTGGATAATCGGCAAAATTCCTGATATGGTGAGTTTCGAGCCTTTCGGAAGAACCACATTTTTGGCATTTGTTATTGGCATTTGAAAACACAGCTTTTCTCCATGCTTTGTATGCGGAAGTGCTTTCTTCCCGGTTCCTTTCCGGAGTAACACCGCCTTTCCAATTACCATGCGATTCGCCGTGCTGATATTTGCTCAAATATTCTTCGGCATGGTGCCTAGCGATTTCACTTACCAAGCAACCACATGAACGGATACTTCCGTTCCTTAAATATGTATTGTAGACTGTCTTTTTAGTTCCGCAGTCACAAATGCACTTGGAATAACCAGTTTTATCTGATTTTCCGATAACAGTTAGTCTTCCAAATTTTTGACCTGGAATTAAAGGTTTTTCCTGCTTTGTTTTCAAGGCGCATTGCTGGCATAATTGATGACCATTTTTTTTAATTTGAAACTTCCAGCTTTTAAAAATTTTTCCACAGTTATCACATTGAACCTGAACTTCCATATGAGAATTTGGTTTTAACTGCTCATAAGTTACCTGTTTACCACGATACATAAATGTTTTTGTTAAAATCATATTTTTCACCTCTCAAATATTATAACATAATATTATAAAATATGAAATACACAAATGGTTACTGCAATTAAAAAAGGAGTGATAAGAAGAAATGAAAGCAAGATTTTCACGGCCACAGCAACGGGTTAAGACGATTACGTCCGGAGAAAAGATCTATATATTCCTCTGCCTGAACGAGACGCAGGGGGCGGAATCATATCCGGATATGGGAGATGGAGCAACAACGGAATCATATTATGAGTATGATTACAACGAAATCATAGGCAAAGAAACGGAACTCCCGCTCGAAGATATTCAGGCGCATCCGGAAAACTATCTTACTTATGAAGCACCTAAGAAAAAGACAATAGAAGAAAGACTTGCAGAACTTGAAAAATCTTCGGAGGCGATCAATAAGGCGCTGCTGTCTTGAAATGTGCGGGCAACACGCAGAGAAAACGGTGATATAATGAAGTTACATAG